CCTCAGTAAGTTAGGGCGCGCCGCTCTAGCCTTGAAACGTGGCGATTTCGCCACAGCTGCAAGGCATCTCGGTGTGTCGCCCAGGGGTACTAGACTTAAACCGTCTGATATTTCTGGGCGTTGGTTGGAGCTACAATATGGATGGTTGCCACTAATCTCATCGTCGTATGAAGCTTGTAAAGCTTTTGCGGCGGTGGCAGATGGGCCACGAAAGTTTACCTTTCGTGCATCCAGAAGTAGAAAGGCTCGTTGGGATTTGTCGACAGCGCCTACCACAGCTTCTCTGTATACTACAGGGAAAGTGAGGACCTCTGTTCAGTACGAAATGTACGAAGAGTTGTCTTTTGGTAGGCAGTTGGGTCTTGAAGACCCTTTGTCGATCGCCTGGGAGCTGACTCCATGGTCGTTTGTAGTGGATTGGTTTTTCCCTTTCGGGAACTATTTGTCCAACTTGAATCAGATACCGAAACTAAAAGGTCGGTGGATGATTACAGACAGCCTCAAAGTCGAGCATAGCGATGTCAACTGCGTTTGGCACGCACCTCTCGGAGGTGGGAACCAAGTAAGCGTGATAATCCAGTTACCAAAATTTCGTTATTGGTACACTAAGACTCGTCGCGTTGTACAGGAGAATCCTCCGGGTATTCCGTATCCAAAATTCAAATGGGGGTTAAACACCTCCAAGCGATTCTGGAATGCGGTAAGCCTCGCTCACCAACGTTTCAAGTAACCTCACTTCCGGATTTCCCGGTTGTGTACACAGTTAAGAGGATAAGCCCATGGCTGCAATGACCAACCTGCTGGTGAAAGACGATACTACTACCACACGCGTGGAGTATACTTTCGTCCCTGTCACCGATACTCCCAAACCTCTCTGGAGAACTCAGATTGCTGGCGTCCCTATGGACGGCCAGATGAGTCTTGAGTTCGAAAGTTCGGTTTTAAAGAGTGGCGACCGCAGGTTCGCAATGAAACTCGACGTCCCCGTTATGGAGACTTTGGGCGCTTCAGGAACCAGCACTGGATATGTGGCACCGCCCGCAGTAGCGTATCATGATACGTTTTATGCGAGTAGCGTCGTAAGTTCGCGGTCTACGACTGCGGACAGGTCCAATCTGCTGGCGTTGGGAACCGGTTTGCTGATCGGTGCTTCAAGCACGACTGCTACCGGTATCTTGACACAGGCTTCAGCGGCTGATGCTTTCAAGGCATCTGTCCTACCTGGGCCTGTATTCTTCACTCAGGGATCTTTGCCCTTCTAATGGGGGCTATCCTGCGATGAGCAATGAGTGATGAGATCAATTAGCTAATCAACTAATGGAGGTTACTCTAATGGGTAACTGGATCGATAAATGGAGCGAAGAGGAATCTAAACAATTCCTTCTCGAAGTCTCCCTGTTTATTTCCGAACTTGGCGGTCCTTTAACTAAGGAATTAGCCGCCCTTGTCGTGGACGACGATTATGTTGGGCTGGCGAATTACCAGTTTGATTATAATCGTCCGGTTGAGACTAGAGATTTATTTCTAGCTCGCCAAATCCATGCTTTATTCCAAAAACAGGAATGGCGTGACATTGGCTTAAACCCGCGAAAGCGGGCTGAAGAAAAGTTCTGGGAAATGGAGAAACGCTGCAAGGAGTACAACACATCGATTGATGCTGGTCAGCTTTCCGCTGACTCTTGGCGTGCGATAACGCGCGCCAGAAGTATAATCCAGTATGTTCTCGGTGATGTGCCTACTCTGAACCAGTTAAAGATCTCCTTTGGGCCGGGGGCCACGACGAACGTGAAGGGCAGAGATGCTTCGCCTAGGGCGAAACTCAATGCCAGACTTGCGTGTAGTAAGGACATGATTCTTGTGGTAGGAGACCTCTTAGCAGAGGCTCCGTTGTGGACTTGGCACCATTCAGGCCTACCGTTGGTAGGCTGGGAGAAGTTAGAACGGTCGAAAGACCTACTAATGTATCCTAGTGTTGAAATCCACCCGGGGAAATTGTCCTTCGTCCAAAAAGACGCACGCTCTATGCGACCGATTGTGGTGGAACCTGCTCTCAATGGGCTTGCCCAAAGAGCCGTGGGTTCTTACATGAAGAGGAGGATGGAGCTTTTTGCGTCCCTGGACCTCACGGACCAAACTAGAAACCAGGATCTGGCAAAGCTGGGATCAATTGATGGTAGTTTCGCTACCCTTGATCTTTCTTCGGCCTCAGATACGGTTTCATGGTCTGTGGTTCGGCTACTTTTACCTGAAGATTGGTTCGAATTTTTGGCCAATTTCAGGACAGGCGACATTTCTGTGCCTGGTAGGATGTCGGAAGGGAGCGTTGAGTTGGAGAAATTTTCCAGTATGGGAAACGGCTATACTTTCGAGTTAGAGAGTTTACTCTTTTTCTCGTTAGCAGTAGCCGCTACTGAGCTGGAAGGTAACCTGAACAACGGGTCCCCAAAGCGAAAGCTGAAGGGACGATATTCAGGCTCTTTCTCGATGGTCAGTGTCTTCGGTGATGACATAATTTGTCGTACCGAGGTTTATGCTCGACTCGTCGCGGTGCTTGGGGAACTTGGTTTCATCGTGAATGATGAAAAGAGTTTCGCATCAGGCCCGTTCCGTGAGTCGTGCGGTGCTGACTGGTACAAAGGCGAGTGCATACGTCCATTCTATGGTAAAAAGCCATGGTCTGAACGAATCCTGTATACCTTCCACAATTTTGCAGTCAGGAACTGCGAGCCAGAATTGGCTGCTTACCTTTTTGCAAAAACAAATTCTTCTATGCGACTGATTGGTCCCGACGGTTATGGGGATGGCCATTTAATTGGCTCCTATGACCTTAGATCCAATCGGAAGTTGAAGAGGAATGGTTGGGGTGGTGGATTCTTCGATACCTATACCTTGCGGCCTAGACGTCTTAAGAAACGTTATGCCTCAGATTGGGTACATCCATGCTATAGTGTATACACACGAGCATCGGAACGTGACTACCTTGATCCTGACATCGTCAGGGGTTCAAAGGGTTACGCGAAAGTATCACTCTACACACTAGCACCAGGGGTGTTCAAACCTCTGATTAACGCCTCATTTGAGGCATGGGATGAAGAACTCTAGGAGTTATCTCTTAGGTTCGACCCCATGACAGCTCGGA